AGTTCCTACACGATATGATTCCGCATCACAGTATGGCACTCCTGACAGCGGGGGCACGGGCGGACCGCACGACCAATATGCGGGTGCGCCGCTTAGCCGAGCAGATTGTGCTGACCCAGGAGCGCGAGATTGCTGAGATGCGGGAGCTGGTGCGGCCTTACAGCGTTGCCGGCGTGCCATTGTCGTGGGTCTCTTAGGAGCCACCGCTGAACCCCAGCGCCTCCGCAATTGCCGCCCCCAGTTTGTCGCCGAGCCGCTTTCCGCCGGCCGCCAGCCCCGCCAGCTCGCCCGCCGTCATTCCCGACAGCTGCGCTACCGACCGCTCTGCGAGAATTGCCGCTACGCGTTTCTCACCGAGACCGGGCACCGCCCCCAACATCGCTGCCGCCACCGCTGCAGGTGTCCGATTAGACGCCTTCACCACACCCAGCGCGGCTGTGTAGGCCGTCATCGCCCCTGCCGTGCTCTCCGCAATGCTGCCGCTCTCTGGGTGGAAGACCGTCGGGTCGTCCCGTAGCTGTCCGAGCAGCACCCGACACCACTGCGCCGTCGCCGTCGTATTGTCTGCGCTCAGCACCGGCAAACCATAACGGATTGTGAGGCGCGCCAGAAGCCGTTTCATGTTGGGCTCCGTTAGAGTTCCGTAGCGACGCGACTCGGCTACCGACCAACTGCCCTCTAACACGTAGAGTACCGCTGTGCCGGCTCCGCGCATCGCCATGAGGCGCGCCCGCTGTTCACGATAGCGACCGTCCGTGTTGCTCGCCGCAAAATCGGCGAATGTCTTCCGCTCGGCTGCCAGGAGGGGCGGTGCGGTCGGTTCACTGTCATCCACTATCCAAAAATCGCCGGCGCTAAGCGGTGAGATACGGAATGATACGCCCTGACCGGTGAGCGCCGCTGCTAGCCCGGCCTCACGCGTGTCCAGCACCAGTACCGGCCTCGGGCCCGTCTCCGATCCCGAAGTAGCTGTAGCCGACGGTGCGGGCGTACTCATCTTCACCGACGATACTGGAAGGCTTTAGGATGGATGGAGGGGCGGGTGCAGGGGCACCAACAATCTCATCCTCTCCGAGCCCAATCCCAGAGCTCTTGAAGAGCCGCCCAGCCGCCGTTTTGACAGTGCGATAGCCATTACAGAGTGCGCCCAAGTCCCCAGAATCCATATACTGGTGAAGCAGGTCTGCATACGCCTCGTTCACATTCACATGGACCCACTCATTGCCATCATACTCCTCGATTGTCCAATATCGCTCAAACAGAGCCGGAATCTCCCGTACTGACAGTGAGGCGTTCTCTCCCGATGCCCGCGCCGACCCGAGCCGCTCAAACAGCTCTACTGCAATAGGGTCGGCTCGCACCGCTCTGAACAGCTGATTAAACGTAGTGGCATCCCTTCCTGTACGCTCCTTATAGGCTGCCTTAAACTCCTCTGAGAATCCGAAACCACCATAGCAGTCATTGTAGAGAATCTTGATCGTCGTCGTCGGTGCTGCCGAAGTCATTGTACTAGGAATAAGAAGGGACTCGCGCCACTTGTCAAATTTAGTGCCCCCTATTAGGAATGGCGGCGCTTCCGGCATTGGAGTCTGTATCGGATATTGAAAGCTTAATTATTGTGATTGTGGCCAGCAATCCAAAGAAAAAGCTGCTTCTGGAAAAGGGTGCATATGAACTGGTCCCTCCTATCAACCCGGACATGCTAGCGTCGGCCGACCCGCGTGCCGGTAGAAAAAACGCCGAACTACAGGATCTAGTGATTCCCGACTTTGCGCGTGTCGGCACCGTGGGCGACGGCAACTGTATGCTCCACTCGTTTTTGTTTGCGCTGTCTCCCACCTATCGTGCGCACAATCGCGCAGCCCGTGCTTATCTGGCCGATCAGTTCCGAGATGTTCTAATCGCACGACGTGCTGATTTGGAGATGGTGGCAGATATTTTATATTACAAGGTCGGTGGTGCAGCAGCCGCAGCCGAGTGGTTTGATACACTTGAGGGGAAGCGCGAAGAGCTCCCTATTGAGATGGGCACACTGATTGCGCGGATTTACAATGTAAACTTTCTTGCAGTTCAGATTCGTGATGATATGAGTCTCCGTCCTGTTTGTATGACGCTGATTGGACACGACCCTGCTCTTCCTACGGTTCTTGTTAATTATAAAGGCGGTGGCGTGAATGTTGGAAATACTGGTTTTATGCCCGGCGGGCACTACGAGGCGATTCTGAAGCCGGTACTGACTGCGGCTCCTGTGGTAGCACCCGCAGCCGACAAACGTCGCACCACGCACAAACGGGCGGCGACTCCCACAGTGAGCCTAGATGAGGTCCGTACGCAATATCTATTTAGTGAAACAGAGCTGGGTCCCATTCTGGCACTCTTTGCTACCGGCTGTGCTGCTATGTTGCGACGCTCTAGCAGCGGGCGCAAGAGCAGCAGTAATAGAAAGACTACCGCAGGTGCCGGCTCCGCATAAAAAGAATTCTCACTGTCCCCAGCAGAATAAGATGCTATTCCGCCTGGTTGCCGTTGCCACTGCTGCGCTCCTTACTGCCACTGCGAGTATCTTGGACTGTAGCGCCCCCGATGCGCCGTTCAAGATCAGTCGGCTATCACTCCGCCCCGACCCCCCGACTCCTGGTCTGCCTGTCGCGCTAGATTTGGAGTTCACCAATACCGGCCCCGAGATTACCCCCGCCAACGCAGGTAGTGCCTCCACCACCGTAACGCTGAATGGCCTGCCCTTTTCCGATTCTAAGCCGCTCTGCGATGATACGGCTTGCCCAATCGTTGTTGGCTTCAACAATCGCAGCAGCGAGACCACCTGGCCGGATGTCACCGGTAAGGTTGTCAGCACTATTCGCTGGACAGATGCCGCTGATGCCGAGCTGCTATGTATTCAGACTACCGTGCGTGTGGGCTCCTTGCGAGGAACCGGTCTAGATAGTACAACATCCACCGCGGTCATGCTGCCTTTTCTCAATCGGCAGCATACGCACTTCGACAACAGCACTATGTGCCCCTTGTCAGAGGGATCCTACTAGAAATAATACGCAAAATGTCTTCCCGCCCACACGATAATGAACGCAACTGCTTGTTATATGAGAGCACCACGGCATCTGATATGACAATCCCATGGTCGTTCGTATCAATCTCCACGAGCTCCAGATAATCCTCATAATCTCCGCTGATAACAAATAATGAAAAACAAGCAACCGCTGAATCCAGCGTCCGATGAATCGCGATGACGTGGTTGGTGTCCAGATCATCCCGAATCAGAAAGTAGCGCATCGGTCTAATACCACTGCGCCTTATCAAATGTCGGACCGAACATCCGCTCCAGACCGGGCACCGTGCCCTGATACGGATCGCCCGTGCGGCTCGGATAGCCGGAAAAGTACGGATCTATGGCCGCATCAATGTCGGCCTGCTGGCGGTAGCGGAAGCGTACATCCACGGCATCTTCGCCCGTATTCACAACGCGCTCCTGATATGGCTGGGGTGCGATAGCACCATGGCGTGCGCGCGGCCGGAGCTCGTTCACCTCCCAGTGGTTCGCGCCCACCTTGGTGACCACTGGTTCCCAGGCTGGGTCCGATGCGTAGGCCCGCGCGACCAGCTTTGCGACTTCGCGATCCTGCCGGCTCATGCGGCACTCTACCTCGGCTGCGTCAGCCTCCTCTTTGGAACCAAACTGCGCTCGCGCATCGCGTACAGCCACCTCGGTCGCGGTGAGCTCCCCCGCCGCGGTGAACCCCTCCCGTAGACCGGCATACTTGTCGCGTCGTTCATCGGAGCTCAGCGGCTTGTCGGCCCAGTCCAGCGCCCGCGCCTCCAGAATCTCGTTATAATTCTGTCGGGGCACCATCATCCTCCCGTCGCGCTCGTAGCCGAAGACACGCGAGAACTCGTAGTCATCCACCTTGTAAATCGGCGTGGTGGCGAATGTCTGCTCTGTTCCCCAGGCCGGACCAGTCGCTGTCGCGGCCACCTCCCCCGCCGTCGGCACACCAGATAGCACGGGAATCGGGCAGACCGAATTCAGGCCAGAGCTCCCGTGCCACCACTGCTGGAACGCATTCATATCCGCAAAGCTCTGACCCGATGGCTGGAGCACCAGCGAACCGTCCGGGCGGCTGTCTAGACGTTTGGGACAAAAGACAGCAGGCGGTGCGCCGGCCCAGTAGAGCCAGGTGCCGACCACAACCGCCACGGCCACCACCAGCAGGAGGCCGACTGTTCCCCAACCTGCGGGGGCGCCACCGATGTTTTGCATCCTCTTCTTTGGATGGCGATTAGCAAATGGCCACCAGTATTAGAGGGCGATGTCTAGGCGCAGCAAAACGCCACATCTTCGCCTCAAGAGTGGAGATGCAGCAGAGATAAACCAGATGAGCGAACTCATCCAGCGTGGACCGCTGACGGTCATCCTGGTGTTTACCACCACCTGCCCGCACTGCCACTCCTATATGCCTATCTGGAAGCAGCTCTGTAAGACGCCCGGACGACAGGCGAACATGGTGAGCATGGAGGCGGCCACCTATGACCGCACGCCACTCGCCGAGAAGAAACCGGTTTCGGGTGTCCCCACGGTGCTTTTTGTTGATACAGAGGGAAAGATAACAGAGGCAGATGAGCCGCGCAATCGGGAGGCGATGACAGCCGTGCTTCGGTCGGGGTCAGCTGCCGCTGCTGCGTCTGCGCCTGCGCCTGCGCCGGCGCCAGCGCCGACACCAACCGAAGATATGTTTGAGCCGATAAGCGCCACTGCTGCCGCGTCCGAGACAGAGCAGCGTCTGGATGCGGTGGTGCCTGGAACAGAGGTGATTAAGAATCCTCTCCCTGCGATGCCCGCGATGCCGGTCCAGTCGGGCGGCAACCCATGGGCCGCCTTCCTACAGGCCGCCACAACAGCCGCACCCGCTGCGCTCCTCCTCGGTGCCTACAGTGCGCTCCCCCGGCGTCGTCGCCCCACCACATCATCCGGGCTGCCCCGTCTCTCTACGGCTCGACGCAATCGCCGCCGGCGTCGCCGCACCAGCAAAAAATGACCGGGCCACTCAAACGCTCGACCCACTCGGTAGCATAAAGAGCATGCTCCAGTTCCAGATTCTTAGCGCCTCTGCGCGCGATACCAAAGCCACCGGCTACACAGTTACGCTCTTCGGTGCGACCGCTGCAGGGAAGAGTGTAAGCCTCGACATAACCGGCTTCACGCCATTCTTCTATGTAGAGCTGCCCGATGATATTGCCAGCAGTGCCCGTGCCCGTGCTGCCTATCAAGACTATCTCCTCGCAGCCGCCGGCATAACAGAAGACCGCGACCGCGACTCCATCGCCTTCAGCATCGAGCGCCACCGCAGCTTCTGGGACTTCTCCAATAATCGCCTATTCACGTTCCTCAAGATTCAGACACCAACCAAGCGGCTTTGGACCCACCTGCGAGATGCCTGCCTGGACTCAGAGACCGCCCGACCGATTCCCGTACCACGCGCCGCTATCTATCCACGGGAGACTGGAGGTCCACCTCTGCTGCTACGCGTTTTCGAGGCGAATATCGACCCGATGCTCCGCTTTTTCCATCTACGCGAGATCCGCCCCGCCGGCTGGGTATCCATAGATGAAGGGCTCTGGGAGGAGCCCGATGAGATGCCGACCACTGCAGCTATTCAGGCCACTGCGGACTGGGAGGTGGTGGCCCCCGCCGATGCCGCTACGCAGCTGACATCGGCGCCGCTCCGTGTCATGTCATGGGATATCGAGTGTACGAGCAGCCACGGCGACTTCCCGCTAGCCAAGAAGACCTGGAGGAAACCGGCACGCGAGCTCGTCGCAACGGGCATCGCCGGCCGTGGAGGAGCGGCAGTGGGCGCAGCACTGGAGGCGGCAGTGGCCGCTGTGCCGGCAAGCCCAATCAGTCGTGTCTATCTGTCACCGACTGGGCCGCGCGAGGTGACAGCCGCCCTTCCTGCTCTCGTGGCCGCTTGGCCGCCAACTCTGGATTGCGACGCCGACGACGCGATTGACCGTGTAGAGAAGCTGCTCAACGACGCCCTGCCGCCACCCGAGGGCGATCCGATTATTCAAATTGGCTCCGTGGTCTACGTCAATGGCGCGCCGGTGCGCAAGGATATCTTTGTTCTTGGCTCTTGTGCGCGTCTGCCCAGTGGCGGCACGACGACCAACACGCATGCCTGTGCGAACGAGGCTGCACTCATTCGGGCCTGGTGCCGTGTGATTGAGGCGGTAGACCCCGATATCATGGTCGGCTACAACATCTTTGGCTTTGACGAGAAATATCTGTGGGACCGTGCCGAGGTGAATCGCTGTACCCCCGCGCTCCGTGCTTTCAGCCGCGTCACCGATCGCCGAGTGGAGCTCCGTGAGAAGTTCCTTAGCTCTTCCGCAATGGGCGATAACACCTTCTATGTCATCACGGGCGATGGTCGTCTCCATATCGACCTGCTGGCCTACGTGCGCCGCAACGCCGTGCTGGACTCCTACAGCCTGGACAACGTCGCCGCTACGTTCATGTCGGGTAAGGTCCGCGGAGCCCCTACTCCTAACACGGGCCATCCGGCTGGACCCGACATCTGGCGCATCGCCACTGACTCCACGGAGGGAACCACTCCAGGCCGCTACATCGTCATCATGGATGAGGAGAATGACGTCATCGGCGATAAGATGGAGGTGGTGGCCACCGAGCCGACCGCGCTGTTTGTCCGCGCCCCCGAGCTGGCCGCTGCTCTCGCCGACCACGGTCCGCCACCGGTGCGCTGGAGCCAAAGCAAGGACGATGTCAGCCCGAAGGATATCTTCCGCCTACACGCCGGTGGCCCCGCCGACCGTGCCAAGGTAGCTCGCTATTGTATACAGGACTGCGATCTTGTCATGGAGCTGCTCCAGAAGCTCAAGGTGCTCAACAATTCCATGGCGATGGCCAATGTCTGCTGGGTGCCAGTGGACTACATCTTCACACGTGGGCAGGGCATCAAATCCGAATCCCTTGTGTTCTATGAGTGTCGCAAGGAGGACCAGCTGATTCCGGTGCTGCCAGCGCCACCTCGGGCTGCTCCCGCGGACACTGACTGCGCGGTCGCGCCCGTACCAGAAACCATCCGCAGTGACGATGACACCGAGGGCTATGAGGGTGCCATCGTGCTGAATCCGCTGAGCGGTATCTATCTGGACGACGACCCGGTGGCCGCGCTGGATTTCAGCAGTCTGTATCCCTCCTCTATCATCTCAGAGAACATCAGCCACGACAGCCTAGTCTGGGTCAAGGACTACGCGGCCGACGGCAGCTTCGTGGGCATCAAGGAGGGTGCCGACACCTACGACAATCTGCCCGGCTGGGAGTATCTGGAGGTGGAGTATGACATTCTGCGCCCTGACCCAGCAGAGTCCCACAAGAAGCATCCGGCACTTATCCCCACCGGCCGCCGTGTATGTCGTTACGCCCAGCCGCCCGACGGCAGCAAATCCACGCTACCGAAGATTCTGATGAAGCTGCTGGCCGCCCGCAAGAGCACGCGGAAACAGCAGGAGAAGGAGTCGAAGGACAGCTTCATCTACGGGCTGCTGGAAGCACAACAGCTAGCCTACAAGCTGACGGCGAACTCGCTCTATGGACAGCTCGGGTCAAACACCTCCAAGATTCGCCGCAAGTGTCTCGCGGCCTCCACCACTGGCCACGGGCGCCAGCAGCTGCTATTCAGCAAGGCCTGTATCGAGCGCGCCTACGGGCCAGCGGCTGGAGATCCGCGTTGTGAGGCCATCGCAGTCTACGGAGACACCGACTCCGTGTTCATTGCATTCCGCCCCCGCGACCCGACCACCGGCGAACGGCTGACGGGGCGGGCGGCACAGGAGGCGGCCAAGGAGCTGGCAGAGGAGGCGGGGCATAAGATTTCAGGCGCCCTCAAGCCGCCCCACGACTTTGAGTTTGACAAGATGTTCCGCTGTTTCTGTCTTCTCTCCAAGAAGCGCTATGTTGGCGATATGACAGAGGGTGGTCTGGAAGACAAGGACTACAAGCGCAAGAGCATGGGGATCGTAATGAAGCGGCGGGATAATGCGCCGATTGTCAAGTATGTCTATGGGGGTGCGATTGAGGCGATTCTGGTGCGGCGGGATATCGTGGCAGCATTTGAGTTTGTTCGGGCGGCGGCACGAGATCTGTTGGCGGGACGATTCTCGATGAAGCGGCTGACTATTACAAAGAGCCTCCGTGCGGAGTACAAGACAAAGACGCCACCGGCCCACAAACAGCTCGCGGACCGGATTGGGCGACGCGATCCGGGCAATAAGCCAGCATCGAATGACCGAATTCCGTTTGTCTATGTGGCGCCGCCGCGGGGTAGCCCGGCACCCGAGAACCAGGGCGACCGAATTGAGACACCGACCTATATCCGCGAAAACGGACTGACACCGGATTATGTGTTCTACATCACGAATCAGATCGCGAAGCCGGTGAGCCAGGTGTTCGGGCTGGTGGTGGAGCGTCTGCCGGGCGTGAAGGCGCATCAGCTGGCGGCGGCGGCGCGGGCCAAGGATCCGGCGACGGCGCGGGAGGAGCTCGCAGAGCAGCTGCTGTTTGGAGACATGTTGGCGGATGCACGGCGACAGGCGGCGGGGATTGCCGATATCAGGAGCTGGTTCAGGTAGTGTTCGGCAAAACGAAGTGAAGCCGAACCTAGATAGTTGCCTAGTATTCTACTTGAAGAATACTAGGTTCGGCGGGAAAAAGTAGCTGGGCAGCGCCGATTCGGAATCAGCCCGACTGTCCACAGCGGAAGATAGACTGGCGCATAGGGGCCCAACAGAGCACCGGTGACTGCCTGGACAGCAATCTGTTTTGGTCCCACCGTCGTAGCAGTACCGTGCGCTGCTCCACATACAGCACCTCCCAGCGCACTGACTGTTAGATATTTAACGATCCAAGGAGTTGCCATTTATCTCGCATATCACGGAGTTCCACTTAGCCCCCGGCACTAGCTAAGCGACGATGGAGATAAAGAGAGTTAGACCAGATGGCCGATGAACAGATTGTAGAGCAGACGTATGAATATCCTGTGCGCGAATATCAACCGCAGTACTTTACTCCAGCCGCGCTACATTTGATGCCAGTTGGGCTGACACTTGCGGTCAATCCTGGTGAGAGCTATGCGACGGTGCTCAGACGGTTCAACGCCTTTCGTGCGCCAGATCGTCAGATTACGGCGCTCTGGACACAGGACGGTCGCCCTGTGTTACTGGAGTCAAACATCACGAACTACACGGTCGTCTGGCTACAGAGACCGGGTTAACCTAAGAAGACCTCCACCGCACATAAAAAGGTGATGGCCGACCCGCAGCCGTGCCACCGCGGCCCCGTAACGACGACGCTCTCAATGGCATCTGAAAGCACCCCTGCTGCCCGCGGCATAGCCAACATCGGCAACACCTGTTATCTGAACAGCGCTATTCAAGCGCTTCGATATACACCGGCATTTGCAGAATATTTCTGCTCAGATGCCTGGAAAGCCCACTCACATGACAGCCGCAAGGGGGCTGAACTGACTAAAGAAACAGCCGCTGTAGTCGCAGAGCTCTGCTCTACCGGACAAAAGACGCTGGTCCCCGGGAAGTTTGTGCGGAGTTTCGTAGCGGCTGCTAGCGAGATCAACGACGATATCCACTACGGCGCCCAAGCTGATTGTGCGGAGGCTATTCATATTCTCCTGGACATGCTTCACACACATCTGGCACGCGAGGTGGTCATGAACATCCGCGGAGAGGCCCGCAGTCCAGCTGCCGCCGAGTATATCAAAAGCCTGGAGAGCTGGGTCTCTTTCTTTCACAAAGAGTATTCGCCATTGCTGGATATGTTTTATGGACAGACCCGCTCCCGTGTGATTTGCGAGCGCTGTGCGGCCACGTCAGATCGCTACGAGCCGTGGAATGTACTGACTCTACCGATCCCAGGTGCCGAAAAGGCCGGCGCTCCCGCACCAACTCTACAGGAGTGTCTGGCCGCCCGATTTGCTGATGAGAAGTTGGATGATTACGATTGCTCCCAATGTCGTGATAAGGTACCGGCTAAAATTGAGAATACTCTCAGCCGATTCCCGCAATATCTTATCCTATCGCTCAAACGGTTTACAAACACCGGCGCAAAGGTGCGGGCACGGATTCCGTATGATGATGGTCATGTAGATCTAAGTAGCTGGCGATCCTGGACTGGATTACAGATACAGGAGACCGCACACTATAGGGTATATGCGACAATTGAACATATGGGTTCCAGTCAGATGGGGCACTATATTATGCGAGCACGCGGCAGCGGCAGCGGCAGCTGGCTGATACATGACGATGCGACAACTTACCCGTCACACGTCGGTGGCGCAGCGGGTCCAGATACCTATGTGCTGTTTCTAGAGAGGAAGGAGGCCCCCAAGTAGTGTTCCACAAGTTGACCACCCTGTTAAGTACCGTACCGTACAATCACAAAGTTAAGACAGGCGGCCCTCTCCGCAAAGCGGAGAGGTTCTGTCAGCATTCTCCGAATGCTGGTTTCACCGCCTGTGATTGTACGGTAACGTAGCTTTCCCATATAAAATTGTCGGTTTCCGGAGAAAACCGACAGGTCTTAACTTTGGAAAGCTACGGTAGAGAAGCGCCACCAGATGAACGCTGGGCTGCGGAGTAATTTTGGCTCTTCCCGGAATTTGAATGTGGGTGTGGGTGCGGGTGCCCGCTCACCTGTTATGGAGACAGCTGGTGCGGCCGGTGGTTTTCTATCTAGCTGGGTTGGCGTATTGGCGGTAGTTCTGGCACTCGTAGTGCTGTTTGCTATCTACTACCAGACGATCGGCTATTACATTCAGATCGGCTGGAAGAAGCTGGGCTGGAGTCGTGAGCACGGTGAGCGCATAGATATTCAGGTTCCGGGCGCGGATGTAGTGGCGCACTTGGCACCCGCGACCAATCGCCTGGAGACAACAGGGGGACCCTCGAGTATCGTTGGTCGCATAGAGACTGATGTGGAGGCGGCACTATCAGGAATGACGGGTGGTGGCGCGCAGGTGTTCAATGTGGCGCGGAATCTCTACACCTATTCGGAGGCCGAGCCGCTGTGTCGGGCGTTTGGTGCAGAGCTGGCAACCTACGACCAGGTGAAGGATGCCTGGTCGGCGGGCGCAGACTGGTGTAATTATGGCTGGGTGAAGGGGCAGCTGGCAGTCTATCCGACACAGCAGGGGACGTATGATAAGCTTCAGGGTGGGCCGGCGGATCAGCGCGGATCCTGCGGTGTCCCGGGTATCAATGGCGGTTATTTCCCGAATGCGGAGCAGCGGTTCGGCGTTAACTGTTATGGCCCGCGCCCGACAGAGACAGCACTGGATGAGCGGCAGCAGTTTGCGACGCAGCATGAGACCGCGTTTGACCAGGAGGTGGCGCGATTCAAAGCGGAGCTTCCGGGCATCGCTGTGAATCCATGGAATGGAGGGCAGTGGAGTGCTTGAGCGACCAGTGAGTCGGTTGCAGAGCCGCAAGGCGGCGAGCGACCTGAACGAAGTGAGTCGGTTGCAGAGCCTATCCATCGGCACTCCCCGCATCATCGTCGGCACCCCACTCATCCAATGGTATTGGATTGATCTCCTCAAACTTCTCCCACGACCGCAGCGTCCAGGCCGGCAAAAACGCGAAGATCTCTTCGCGCCATCCATGACAACGCTTCTCCCACGTCTGTACATCATCGCCGAATACAGGCCGCATAACCTCTATCTCAAAACTCTCCGGCGTCAGTCGCTGCTCCAGCCACTGACACCAGATCTCCTCATGCCGTTCTTCCCATCCTTCGGGTTGTCGCCCTCTATTCTTAGGTCCAAGCAGCGCGGCCGCATGTTGCGACTGGCGTCGCCACACATACTCCACAATAGTCCGAGCAATCTGCTGACGTGTCACACCGAGCTCCAGACCACGACGCCCCAGATAACTCTCAATACCGTGTGCGACTCCCGCCACGTCCGTCGCAACACACTCACCCCACTGATTTGTCTCCCACAGCTGTTCCCAGTGCATTTAACACACTTAAGAGAGAAAGATACGTGGATTCTATACTAAATAGAGAACATCCGCTTTATGCTGCGCCCGCGCCCTCATCTGACCGTTTCAAATACTCCACCTCTTTCACTTCGCGATGATCATGTAGCCACTTGACAAGTCCTGCTGTCGTGGCCGCTGGCATCCCATTATGCGCTGCCCAAGCCCCAATCTCTCTTTCCAAATAGCCCCATGTAAGCCCCGCTGGTGCCGCCCGACGCCCGATCTGGAGCTTCGCCCCCGATATCTGAATAACCGATCCAGTGAGACCCATCTGCTTCATGAGTGCGATAGACTCTGCTTCGTGGCCTGCACGCTCCTTCCGGAAGTTGAGTGCCTGGCGCTGATGCGTTTCCGCATAGTTGTTCGCGTGAACCCAGTTCCGGATAGCCTGTACGAGGCGCGTCTTAAGATCAGTGGCCATCCTCCTCTACTACTGCGAGACCCAGCGGATTTACACGACCACCCCTGCCGCGGACACGGTCCAGCCGCTCCGCAGCACAATAACACATGTCACCACTGTACAGACAAGCAGTACCAGAAACATGATGGCCGTACCAACAATCCACGGGAACATTGTACTCAAAATATGCTGGACAATCGGCTCAATTATCTTCTGAAGAACCAGCTGCTGTGTGGGGCGATTATGGAAGCTCGTGGCCCAACGGTCAGCGATCTCCAGGCCAAGCCGTTCTAATGATGCCCGGGCGCGCTTCTCCTTTTCGGTTCCTGCCGTTGCTGCCATTCTCTCCGAGCAACCGCGGTTTTCGCCGGCGTTTTGGTTCGCATGCCCTCGTAAGATGTCGGTGCGTCTACTGCCACCCAAGAAGACAACGGCCGGATATTATCTGGCACTGACCGCGCCGGTGGCCGCTCCCGAACTCCGTTGGACCGCAGGTGCCTGGATAGTGCCACAGGACGATATCTGGCGCGCATGGGCAGATGAACGCCGCAAGGAGCTGCTCGGTGAGATGTTGAGTCATGGAAGCTGGTTCTCGCGTCCTCCCCGGCATGATATTCTGGATCCTCTTTTTACCCCCTGGATTTCTCGGAAGATGGGCGGAGAGCTGGTGTTTGCATGTCGCACTCCTGAACTCCCCGGTGGGGAGGGGGACTCTGGTCGTGCCATCTGGCAGCTGGATGGTCTCCTGATGACGCCGACCGCCATCAACCCGGTATGGTCACTGACTGACGTGATTCCCGACGAGAAGCTGGACCAGATATCTCTATTTGGCGATGGAGAGACGGTCGATGAGGGCCCCGAGGATACACGCGAGATTCAGCTGGAGGAGATCCCGGATGCACCTGTCTCCAGTGGGCCGCCTCTAGTGCTTCGTAGCCGTGAGTGGGAGACCCGCAAATTCCTGGCTAAGGAGCGGGTCCGTGAGGCCCGGCTGAAGGCACAGATTGCCGCGCACATGGCAATCAAAGAGGAGCAACGGTTCTACAATCTGTTTGGTGACCTGGATGATGGAGAGTCCCGGTTCAGCGACTATGACCTCTCCGATGCCGATGGGGATGGTGGTGGGTCAATCTCCGAGGAGGAGCTGGAGGATTTGGGTGGTGCCGGTGCGGGCGCGGGTGCCGGCGCAGCCGACCAGGATAAAATCCGGCACGTCTAGCGCCGCGAAAAATCAGCGACCCTCAACAGAACGGAATGTTTGACCAGAACCTGATTGTGGGTCTGATTGTCCTGGCCGTCGTTGTTCTGGCTATCTACGCCTACGCCCCCAAAGTGCGCGCGATGCTGTCTGGCATGCGGCTGGAGGGCTTCCAGGATGCGAAGAATGGCAAGAAGAGCAGTGCCGCCCCGACTGCCGCACAGAAGGCCGCTATGAGCGCCGCTGGTGGTAGCAAGGGTGCCGTGGCTGCTCCTTCCGAGGGTGCTGTAGCGCGCGCGGCGCCTACCGTGGTCCCTGCCCCCGCCGGCAAGGCCGCCGAGGGCTTCGCCGATTATGCCGCGGGCCCCGATAGCCTGGCCCCCGTGCCGATGGCCGCCGCCGCCAAGCCCGCGGGCTGCTATCCCCGTGAGCAGCTGAACCCCATGGAGCTCCTGCCCGCCGACGTCAACAGCCAGTGGGCGCAGGTGAACCCCACGGGTGCCGGTGATATCCAGGGCAAGAACTTCCTGAGCGCCGGTGCGCTGGTGGGTGTCAATACCGTGGGCCAGAGTCTGCGCAACCCGAACTACCAGCTCCGGTCTGAGCCGCCGAACCCTCAGATGCCTGGCGTAAGTCCGTGGCTAAATAGCACGATAGAACCGGACCTCCAGCGGCGCCCGCTTGAGTGAGTTTGTCCTGGATTATAAATAAGTAAGGAAAGACTTCATTGGAACCTTTCCTTTAGTGTTCCGCAAATAGACCATCCCGTTAAGTAAGGAAAGTTTCCTTCGCCGCCTTTCCTTACATATCTGTATCTTCAAGCAGCCCTGCCGTCGCCGGGAGCGGGGCGCTGGCAGGTTTTGACACCGGCTAGGTTCGGCATCACTTCGTTTTACCGAACATTATACATAACACAAATTATGTGTACTAGTTAAATGGCATCATCAGCAAACTTCACGTTTGATGATGTATCAAAGTTTTATAAATTGGAAGATATCATTGATGAGAAAACAAAATTACCTGTGATAATATTACCTATTAATAGTGAAATATACAGAGCTGACAGAGACGGTGCGCGAGAACCGAGTGAACGAGTCCCTGCTTTTTTTACCAATATAGTTACTACAAGGGGAATATATAGTCATGGAAAAAATGGTACAATAAGTAGTTACATAGTAAAGAAGCCTGCGCGTCTTTTCCATATGAATTTGAATAGTATTATTGATTTATATTTCTATATAATGGATTTATATGATAAAGATGAGGTAAATAAATTAAAATATAAAATGTTACTTGAAAATTATTATAATCCAGAAGAATTGGTAGTAAATCCAACTGGTTATATGGGACGAGATACTTTTCCAAACTATTTGAATCGTAGAATGGCCCAAATGATTTGTCATTTAGGATTTGATGGATGGGTTGTTAAACCATTTAATCCTGAAAAAAAAACAGGATTGAAACAATGGGGCGTGTTATCAGGTGTCAATGATTATCCACCTGAAATAATGCTTTGTAGATGGAAATCATTTATGGATCTAAAATCATTGCCTATAAAAAGCGGGGGGAGACGCACACAAAAAAAACATCGCCACAACAAATAAGTCTACCAATGAGGCTTTCCTTACTTAACGGGGTAGTCAATTTGCGGAATACTACAGGTATAGGTCAGCCCCGTTCGGTCACCCTGTAAACCGTCCAATCACTCCACGCCATCCGGCACATAACACACGTTCTTGCCGTGCCCGCTCGTCCGCGGAACCAATTTACCAGCGCCTCTTGTCGGAAACAGTGACCACAGCCGGCGCAGCGCACATACACATCTCCTACCGCCAGTTCGTCGTGTGTAATTGCGCATAATGAGCGACCTTCTTCCAGCGGACGCGGTACTGGATCAGAGGTGTTGAACGACGCGGGTGCCACCGCAGCAGGCACCTCCCATCGCCGCAATATAATGCCAGTAGTAGTTTCAAATCGTAGCCCCGCCATCCCACGCCTAGTTCTAAGTTGATTATACACGAATCCGCATACTCTGATATGGGCTTGCGGATTAGCAAACTGAAGTTGAAGCCGCGCTTCATCAATACGCGAAAAATTAATCGCACCGGCAAAGGAAGAAGGTTCTCGCGACAGCATCGGTGCCCGCAAGTCAAACGGAATATACACGCATTTTGGCGATAAACGCCGCATCACAAAGGCGGTTGTTATCTCGGTCAGGTCTATCACAATATGCCCATTCAATATTAGTCGGAACTCAGTCAAATCGCATGCATCGCTGGTTTCAATCAACAGTCCTTTTGTCGGCGAATGCGTATCAAACCGAAAATCAAATCCAGCCGTTGGCTCTGCTGGTAAAAAAAGTTCAGAGCACGAAATACCTTGTGTATGGTCTTTTGTTTCTTCCAAATGCGCAAACGCCTGACGTTGTCCAGTATACAAATAAATACAACGATTAATAAGTGAAAACTCCCTTCTAGACTGCAGTTTAAATTTAACTTCGTGATAGGATAAGCGTATCATAGGAATATATGGAAAAAATGCTTTCCAATCCAGTCCTAATATGTGCCTATTTCGTACACGCCGATAATCTGTAGAAATCGCCCGTAGCACCGAAAGCGGCAGCCGTAGCATCAGCTGTTCACCAACCGTCATCTCCAAATAATCCGCATAATTCTCCAAAAACGGGTCTTCTTCAGATTCAATTACGAGCGCTACGGGCTGTACAATGTCACTACTACGCTGCATGGCAATAACCCCATCACGTGAATATTCTTCACGGATTTCTGTGGCAATTTTTGGAACACCCAACGCAGCATCATGATCGCCCTGCGCCACCAAAATTACCAACGCATTTGCCATTACGGTAATAAGGAGTCATATCTTTAATACATCCGTTAGTCATCCTCAATCTCCGACATCACCAGATAGTGCCCTAGCGGTCGTACAGGGTCCCAACAGTACTTCATAATCCCTTCGCGGCAGCGGTCAGCGACCATCTTCGCCATCTTCTTCTTGAAAGCCTCGGTGATTGGAGGGTTGAATGTATTCTGACTGAGCGCGTACCAGTCCCACGGCTTTGTAGGATTCGCTGCCACAATCTCCCATGTGACATGGGGGTTCCGGCTGAGCCAATACCAGCCCCACGGTTTCGTAGGATTCGCTGCCACAATTTCCCAGGTGATATTGGGATTCTGACTGAGCCCATACCAGCTCCACTCTTTATCTGAATTATCCGCTACAATTTCCCAGGTGATGCTGGGGTTCATACTGAGCCCCTCCCAGCTCCACAGTTTCTCGGGATTCGCTGCCACAATTTCCCAGGTGATGGCAGGATTCTGGCTGAGCTCGTACCAGCTCCACGGTTTGTCAGGATTCGCTGCCACAATCTCCCAGGTGATGCTGGGTTTCTGACTGATCCAATACCAGTTCCAACGCTTCGTAGGATTCGCCGCTACAATATCCCAGGTAATCGCGGGGTTCCGACTGAGCTCATCCCAGTTCCACGGTTTCGTAGGGTTCGTTGCCACAATCTCCCAGGTGACGTTTTTATTAAAACTGAGCCCATCCCAGCTCCACGGTTTCGTAGGGTTCGCCGCCACAATCTCCCAGGTGATATTGGGATTCTGACTGAGCCCATACCAGCTCCACTCTTTATCTGAATTATCCGCTACAATCTCCCAGGTGATATTGGGATTCTGACTGAGCCCGTACCAGCTCCACCACTTCGTAGGATTCGCCGCCACAATGTCCCAAGTGATGTTGGGATTCGCACTGAGTGCCTTCCAGTTCCACGGCTTCGTGGGATTCGCCTTTACATCCTCCCAGGTGATGTTGGGATTCCTACTGAGCGTGTGCCAGTTCCACGGCTTATCAAGATTCTCCAGCACAAACTGAAAGAAAGACATCGTCGTCTTGTCGCTCTACGACACAACCGCTGAAACTCTTACCCTGTCAACTTTTACCCTCCGCCCCCACTAGGGACCCCATACACGATGAACGCCGCCAGTCCCTACGCGCTGATTGCCGGTGTGCTCGGTGCCGGCCTCGCTGCCCTTGCTCTCAAGCAGAATAGCCACGATATGGCATCCGTGCGATCCACCGTAGACGGTGAGAGCTACATCGTGCGAAATCTACCCGACCGTCAAGAGGCCGCCGACCGTCTCGCCCGCTGCCGCGGCAAGATGCTCCGACTGATGCGTGAGCTGAAGGCATCCGATGCCGAAAAGCCGCTGGTCGCCCAGATTCTCCGCAACTTTGATGCCGCTCCAAGTCGTTTTTCGGAATCCACCCCCGACGCCAGCTACACCAGCTACTCTGTCAATAAGGGAGAGAAGGTCTACATGTGTCTCCGCCAACGGAATGAGCGCGAGGAGCTTGTGGACGAGAACATCATCACCTTCGTGGCCCTCCACGAGATGGCACACATCGGCACCCACGAAGTCGGTCACACACCGCTGTTCTGGAACAACTTCGGCTGGCTTCTGAAGCGCGCCGAGGCGCTGGATATCTACCACTACACAGACTTCCGTGCTCATCCCGTGGAGTATTGCGGGATTCACATAACGGACCAGCCGACCTACGATGCTACGAAGGAGTCCAGCGTCTAAAATCGGCATCCGACGATAGAGGAAAGCACGCGATGAGCGTAGTCACCGTGCCACTTTTAGAGGATCTGCAGGGCCCGTGGGGGGCACTTCAGATTCGCCTAGTCGGACCAGACGCACCGGCCACTGGTGCCATCACAGCCACCGACCTCTATCCATTTATGAGCGTGGCCGACCTGAAGCGGCTCATCTGGACGCAGCAGTCCGGCGATCCCCGGTGGGCACCCGAGCGCGTATTCATCGGTGTGCGCAGTGCCGACGGTGCGACTCTGCGCCCGCTAGAGTTCTGGTGGCCTGGAGCCAGCGACAATCCTGCCCTGCCTGATCCGCTCATCCCAGACAATCAGCGCCCGTCGCCCCTGCTCGTGGATGAGGCCGGCAATCGCAAACCGGTGTCACCCGTGCTGACCGCGGGCCTGCTCGTGGAGAGCACCCTGCGACCCGATGAAACAGTTGAGGCAATTAGTCTGGCGGTCTTTTCAGCGATGGGAGTCCCCACATCTGCTCTATTTACCGGCTTCTTCCAGCTCTACTGGCCGTGGCTCACCGCCCCCACTCAGGTCGCCGACGCCGCCGCCACGACCGCCACCCCCGCCGACCGTGAAGCGCTCGCAGCAACAATTCCCTACATCGAAGACCGCGTAGGTCGTATCAGCATTGTCCAGCGCGCTCTCCGCGCCCACGTTGGTGGCTCCAAAGCCATAATGACATCCGTCGTGCGGATGCGCTGGATTCTTCCGATGCCAGCCGATCGTCCCCAGTCACTCGAGAAGACCTTCTACGCACTGCCGGCCTCCGAAATCATTCCATTCCTGCGCTACTATCCAGTCACCGGCTCACCGCTCCTCAAGCTCGGCCTTGGCCCAGATGGCTCCCCTCTCATCAGTGACCCCCGCGTGCTAGAGGCCTATATTAATCGCCCCGCACCCAACATCAAATCCGCGGTAGTGGTCGCGCGTATTCCGATTGTCAGTAGCCATGTGGAGCGCGGCGCAGCCTTCCTGCTCCATCTGTTCGAGGACGGCACGACCGATATTACACTGGAGGTGCCTCAGCACGGTGCGACCTACATTGCCGCCGTGGCCACCGACGCCGAGCGCCAGCTCCGTGGTGTGCTGGCTGCCATAGGCTATCCCCCAGAGGCCATTCCCCAGCTCCGTGAGCTCCACGCAACTTATCGCTGGACGCATCCCGACCCGCGCCGCGCTCAGCCGCTGTCAGCCGCCAAACTTCAGCAGCGTGCGGCGGCGCTGACTCCGTTCTTGGACCCCGTTCCCGCTGTTCCCGGTGAAACTGCTCTTGCGGTATTCCGCTGGCGCGCCGTCAGCAACTATGAGAGCGAGGCCGCACAGTTCGCTTTCATAACACAGATGGTTCTCCGCGGCGGCGTTCAGGAGGGTGCCGATGCGCGTGCGGCCTACTTACGCGAGCTATCCGAGCGGTTCGGCATGACGGCGGAGGCGGCCGATGCGACCCTGGAGCGCTGGTTAGAGAATCGCGCCGAGGCCGTGGCACCGGGTCCGGGCGCAGCAGGTGTAGAGGCAGTTGCGCGGCGAGCCACGGGCGCATCCGTAGCTGTTTCAGGAACGCATCCCGAATACTCACTGGAGCTCCAGGATGTAGATTCTCCCGTCGAGCTACAACGACTTCTGAGCGTTGTGGCAGTGCTGCTGGGGGCGGCATCTACGGAGATAACAATCGCGCCACCGGCTCCCGAAGTGGCGGCAGCAGCGGCGGCGGTGGCTGTGGCCGAAGAGGTGATGGAAGAGACGGTCACAGCGGCAGCCGATGAGGATATCGGTGAGCTGGACCCTGCGATGGCCGCGCTGATGGCGGACCTCGGCTACGATATGGACGCCGGCGTTGGGGGCGATGCAGAGGAGAGTCCTCCAGCTCTTGCTATCACGGAGCTGCCTGCCGCAACCCCCGCCTCTCCACCCCCTCCACCACCCCTAGATGTAGATGCGGCCATCGCCGCTCTCGGCGATATTCCCTGCGGCGGCAGCCCCTGGGCGCCAGGCGAGCCGGCCCTCAAGCTCAAGGACGATTGGTACATGGACCGCCTCAAACGCGAAGATAAAGTGCTGTTCGGTTACTCCTCTACAACTACCGGTCGCGTCAAGGGGTTCAGCAAGACCTGCCAGCGCCGCGACGGGCGCCAGCCCAATGTGCTCACGCAAAATGAATACATCCGCGTCCGTCACTGTTATGATGACCGTGTCCGCTTCGTGCTGCTTCCACCCAGTAAACCGGCGGATCTCCCACAAGACCCAAAATGGAAACCCACCGGCACACGCTCCGACGATTATTACATGCGCGACCCCGAATCTGGCCGACCGATGTGGACAGTTTACGGCTATATCAACAAAACAGATCCGAGCAAACGCACCTACCTGATGTGCCCCGAGCTCTGGTGCGACCGCGACAATCTGCCGCTGCTGCGCGAAGAGTTTGCCGGTACCGAGGGCCGTGGATTCACCAAGCCACCCAACACATGCCCTTTCTGTGGCGGTCGTGCCATCGCCAAGCTAGACACACCCGAACCCGGTGAGTCAGTCATAGTCCGTACGCCCAAAGAGAGCACTGGTAAGTATCATAGTTTTATTGGAACAGTCACACGTACCAAGCACCCCGACGGCTACGAGCTTCCCTGCTGTGACACCACTCCACGACTCCTTAAAAAGTATATGAAGCGCGCCTACGAAGGTAAAATAGTATACGGTCAAGAGCTTCCAGATGAAGATGACGAGATCGCAGCCGCTGCCGGTGCTGCAGGCGCAGAAGTTATTCCTGAGCTAGAAGCAGGTGTTCCCGAAGCAGCCGGTGTTACTGCCGATGAACCGACCGTGGGCTACGCCGCTAAACTCGGTAGCATGACGACGCAATACATCCTTAGCAGCGACAAATCTCTGGAGGCCGGTAAGATTGGACTACTACCACCACTGCTAGATACCTTCTTTGGCCAAAACAGCCAGCGCAGCGTGGAGATGCGCGGCATTCGCCCCACATTTGCAGATGGAGCCACTCTGTTTGTGCGCGTTGGCGTGGATGTCCAACTACAGGCACCGGGTCGTAATCTGTTTGCGGGTCTGGCACCGCTTCTTGGTAAGGATTCAGCAGAACAGGTACAGCGCGCAATTCTAGAAAGAGAGCAACCTCTCATTCGCGCATTTGAATCCGCTAATTATGGAACGCTGCTTCACGAATTTGCCGCCCGCAGCCAGCTCACTGAAATGGAGATTAATGGATCACTGGCGGCTTTCGCGGCTACTGCCGGAGCAACTCTCAATGACGCGAGTCGTCCCCATATTTTACGCCTCTACCGTGCTATGAATGCGTATCTAAAGTATATTGGTTCCGTGCGCCAACCGAAACAGCTCCGCCACATAGAGCATATTCTTGCCCAGCCCGGTGTCATCACGCCTCGCGGTCTACTGCTGATAACACTGGAGCAGCACGGTGATCGCATCGAGGTGGTATGCCCCGCATTTGGTGTACCGCCTGCGTCCGTGTTTGGTGAGGTGCCCATAGCGTTCATGTGGCACGACCGTCGCGATGATACCTGGGAACCGCTGGTGCTCTATAACGGCACAAAGCAGGCGGTGCTTCTCTTTAGTGAACGCGCTACCGAAGTCCCCCCTGCGCTGCGGTCTAGTGTGGCAAAATGGATTCGTGATTGGCGTGCCGGCTGCGGACGCCCCGCTCCCCCACCGCATGTATGGACACCGGAACGCGACAGCGCCGGTCTGCCCCGCCTCAGCAGCCTGATTGTGGATACAAACACACAGGCACTCGTGCGAGAACGCAGTAATCGCGTGGCGGGTGTTCTATGGGGAGCGACAGAGCACCCTCTGTTTGTTCCGTGCCTAGACGATGGTAATCTGGCACTCAAACTCCCGCGAGTCTATGAGGTCACCATGATTCCACCGGCGTCGCTAGCCGCTTATCTTGCCGGCTACGCAACACTTGCGACGAGCTATCCTGCTCTGCGCCCGGCCCAGCTGCTGACCCGTATAACAGATGAGAGTACAATGATGGTCGTTGGAATCCAGTTGGCTATAGGCACAATGATTCCTGTTGCGCCCGAGCCGTTCAACGCTGACACAGCCCCACTCCCGGCCCAGCAGCTGGATGCCTTTCCCTGGGAGCGTGATGCATTGATTCTGCGCGCACCTGACGCGTCTCCATCACAACTAGTGGCTCTGGAGGAGAGCACCGCCTCAGTTGAAGAGCAGCTCGCGGAGGCCTACCAGCATGTGCGTCTCTCATTCAGTTTTCTGTTGCCGCGTCAGCCGGCGCTACTCGCAAATATTCAAGGTCTGATACGAAAAGAGATGCCTCTATACGAGAAGCGTAAACGAATGGATATTCTGCTAGAACCCGTGATTAGAACTATGATTCTGCCCGAAGAGACTACGGAGCGCCGTGCCCTCTCTCTCTTACGTGTAGACTGTCTATCTCTCGATGGCGACGAAGCAGGCTGTGCGACAGCGGGGGCCTGTCGATGGAGTGGTGGGCGCTGCCTAATTCACGCTCCGGTGCGAACAGGCAGCGGTACGAATGCGGTACGAGTAATGACAGCACGTCTCAGCGATGAGCTTCTGCGATACGCTGCTCGGCGGCGAGAGCTGTTTGAGCAGAATATTCCTGAGATCCGCGAACCACGCGGCGTGGTGCGTGTTGGAGACGAGCTGTATCTCGCTACTCGTCAGAACGAAAGAGCCACCGCTGTTATGGATCGTCTTGGATTCATCGGTGAAACTCAGATGACATTCCCTGAGGAGCTGCTGCGTTTTGAAGGCGCAGAGGCAGAGGTGCCGGCCGCCGTTGATGAGGAAGAAGAAGTCGATACGGATATGGCGGGGGAGCAACCGCCTCTGCCATCTGAGTGGACCGCGCTAGGCTTCCAGGTGGCTTCTCCTGCTCCTAATATTGGAAACCCAACCGCATTAGCGTTTTCTGATGCCACTAGCAAGTCGATTCCAGAGTGGGAGAAGCTTATTCAGCAGCGACGAGCTCTCATGAAACTGGCAGGGGCAGCCGGTCGTCCACTCCAGTGGAGCACTCAAGATTGGTATGTTATTGGTACGATGCTTCTTAGCAATGTTATCTTTGTCAATCGCACGCGCAGCGGCACTATTCGTGTTAGTCGGTGGATTGCCCCAAGTCCATCGGCAGCGCCAGGTTCTGATCTGTGGATGATGGTATGGGGGCCTCAGCAGTTGACGGTCTATCGTAGAAAAATGCTAGGTAAAAAAGTACAGCAGGATATTCGGTTTAAGAGAAGCAGTCTGCCAAAAGAGGTTCAGGATGCGCTCGAGGCGGCCAGCCCAATTCCAGATGCTGACGCACAGGGCTATGTGGAGGCAGTTGCCCCTTTATTAGAAGAGGAGGGAGAGGAGGGAGAGCCCGGCGGTTTTGCAGAGACTAAATCAGATATCTAATTCTCCTCGTGATCAAACATCACGACCGGTGCCGAGCCGTCATTGCCCTCCATTCGCAGCGCTGCCGCCCGTGCCGCCATCATCCCCGCCACCTCGTCGTCCATCATGTTCAGCTTCACAACGCGCCACGAAGGGTTATTCGGATGTAGCACCACTAGTGCCAGTTCCGATACGGTCCAACCGTAATACTTCTGAATTATATAACGATAGACATTCAGCTGGAGAGAGTAATGCCAGTAATTAGTGTCCGGCAGATGCGCGATTGGACCGAGGCCGCTCTGGTAGCGATTCTCCGTTTTCACCTCCTCAATCCGCTTCCAGTCATAGATTGCGAGCGTGCCATCGGTCTTTTTGTAGACCATATCAATAGAACCAGCCACCTTGTGCTCTTCGTCAAACACCAGCCACTCTGTGCGGAACGGCTCAAATCGTGAACCGTATGCCCGTTGGTAATCACAGAAGTAGTTCCATTCGGGGCCACCGGCAGGCTCCCAGGAATCGGCACTGGCCATCGCAGCGAGACCGGTGGGGACGTCTACGGGTCTTGTTGTCTCTGACGCTGTCGCAGTCGCTCCAGCTACCGCTGTCGCAGCCCAAGCCGCCGGCAGCGCATTGTAGAAATGCTCAATATCCAAGTGCATCCGCGTGCCCGCCTCTGAGGATGCCTTTCCCTTGGCCGCCCATTGCGCCTTAATCGCCTCAGCGGTCATTCCAAAGTATTTGGATTCATACCAGCGCGGTGAGCTCATCATCTTGGCGATCACCGCGTCGGCATCAAAGTGTCCGAAGAAGTTGTGAAGAAACCCCGTACAGCTTGTCCATCCTGCGCGCCCACCGTCGATCGTGTAGGTGTGCGTCTCCTCCTCAAACTGAATCCGCTCATCGCGTGGGTGTGCGTTCACTACGGCCAGCCGCTGCCAGGCCAGCGCACCATCTGTAATGGACTGTGGCATCTTCTTGGTAAACGATGGCTGTATCACCCCGGCTAAAGTCACCTTTGCGTCGCCAAAGCAGATGGCTGGCACGGCAGCACCCACGCTGAATATCTGGTCAGATGGAATGGGCTCATGGTCATACGGCTTTCTGATGCCGCTGCTGAAGCGCACGTTCCCAGGAACACTGATTACTACTGACCATGAGGGTGACCCAGATCTCGTCGTGCGCAGCCACTTTCAACGCATGGAGCCAACACGTCCATACAACTGCCCCTACATCACATGGTCGGGCGAGTCATATCCAGTTGCGCATCTGCCGGGACGCGCCCCCTTGCTAGAGCTGAATACGGCACATACTGGTCGTCCGAATGAGATATGGTTCCCACATATTGTTGCAGAGATTGAGCATACAGCACGCCCGGAACCAGTTGTATGGCCCAAACGTTGGTGCGCTGCAATGGCATTCACAAATCGGGTACGCGAGCGTGAAGAGCTGTTCTGGGAGATGCGGATTCAGGAACCCACCTGCTACGGCTTTGGTGCGTCGTGTCGCACTACAGATAATCCGTTCATTCTGCCGGCATCGGAACGCAGTAAAAATAACACATCGTTTCAACCGTTTGGATTTGTTGTATCTATGGAGAATAAGATTGCCCCTGGCTATCTCACAGAGAAAATTGGATATGCGTTTGGAGCGGGAGCAGTGCCAATCTACTGGGGCGATACAGCAACTGTCTGTGATTTCTTCAATCCAGCGGCATTTATCAATGTGCGCGATTTTGCTGGACCGCGCGCGGCGGCGGACTTTGCGGTCCAGGTGTGGCGGGATCCGCACAAGCTACAAGCTTATCTGGATGCTCCGTTGACACTCAATTCGCGTCTAGCGGACTATGAGGCGGTGCGGACAGAGTATCGGCCGTGGCAGGCACCGTTTGTGGACCGACTGCGCGATGCATTCCCAGACCTTTCCTAATGAAACCGCGGTGCCATTCCACCAGGCCCGAGGGGCTTTGGGCCTATTCCACCTGGACCCAAAGGCTTCGGCTTCGGCAACGGAGGGAATCCACCGGGACCCAAGGGCTTCGGCAACGGGGGAAATCCGCCGGGACCTAGCGGAGGTTTAGGACCAGGCGCAGGAGAAGGAGGATGCGGCCACCAACCGGGACCAGGCCACCAACCGCGTCCAGCACGACCGTGCCACCATGGCCCCCACCATTCTGGCCCATCATCCGGCACCACCACGACTGTACTAGGAATCACTACCGATGCTCCTGTACTACGCTGCCACAAGATATAGAGCAGCACCGCGGCCACCACCAAAAGAACACCGATTAGAAGGTTCTTCATTCTAATCTGGGGCTCTAGATTTAACGCATTTAGGATCCGCCCAACTCCATCATCCACCGACCAATCTTGTTTTCGCCGCCGACCACCGTTCCATCCGCCAACACACCAACCCCCAGCTCGTTCGTAGCCACCGTGCCGTTCGCAAACTGAATCTCACCACCTGCCGCACGAATCGCATCGATCATCGCACGGAAACGCGTATCGGTCGCGTAGCGCTGTGCTAGATACCCCCGATAGACCTCTGCCTTCGCTGCATCCCATGCCCCGCGATTGAAAGTGGTCTTGTAGCTTGCCATCTTCTTCTCACTGGCCGCTATGCGAACCGCCGTCACCTCATCATCGACTGTCTTTGCGAGCAGCTCATCTGATGAGCCGGCCGCACGCAGCCGCAGACGCTCTCCCTCATACTTCTGATGAATGGCACCCTCCGTACGATACAGCTGCGGGCCGAGCGCAGGCTTGTCGGTTGCGCGCTGATACTTGGCGGAAGCAACGGCCGCCTCAATGCTAGGATACTTGACCGCAGCATCAGTTAGGTCTGCAATTTCAACGAGAGTGCCCAGCCCCATATATCGCGGCCAGTCCTTGAGCTCTTCGCCGAGACGCAGGTCGGGCTCTTTGACTCCGGGGTTCACAAGGAAAGGACGGGGTGGCGCTGGTGCTGGCGCCGGCGCAGCAGCAGCAACCACCTCCTCCACCTCCAGCTGGGGAACCTCTTCTGCTGGGAGCTCAATCACAGCGGGTGCCTCTGCCTCTGCCGTCTCTGCAGCAGGAGCAGCCACCTCTGTCAGCCCCACAGGTCCAGCAACAACCGCAACCGGTGGAGCCGGTCGCGCATCCGTCCGCCGTCGGAACACATACCAGCGATTCAGGAAAGAGAACTGCCGCACTGCGTCTGTCATAGCGTAGCGCTCCCCCGCTGCCTCCGCCGCCGCCCAGGAATCACCAAACATCGCCGTCGGCCCCGGCAGGCCCAGCTCCCCACACTCCGCCGCCGTCAGCAGCTCAAACCCCGCCGTCGCCAACTGGGCCTGTAGGAAAGCCCACGACACGAGATATTCCGTATGTGTCTCCCCGATGCTGATGAAATCCACATCAATCGCGAGCCCGAGCCCTGCCTCCGTCGGCGGCACCGTCACGCCCACCCCGCTCCCGTATCGCTTGCCAATCGTCCAGACATCGGTGGCCCCATCCCGCCCCGACACCGATAGTTCGTCTCCCGCCAGCAGCCGCGCCACCGCGTCGCCGTCAAAGCCGCAACCGACAAAGTAGCCGCCCACCTTCACAAGGTCCGCGAGGTTTGTGAGGAATCCGGCCAGCGTGTTCGCATCGCGGAACATGTAGTGGAGCGCAAACATACAGGAGGCTACGTCAAAGGCAGCACCGCTGCCGCCCAGCTCCCGCCGTAGCAGCTCCTGGTCCTCCGCGGTCACACCGGCCTCTCCTGTCACCAGCCGCCGCGCCGCATCCGCCTGCGCAAACACCATCGGCGGCACGCGGTCGCGCCCGCCCATCTCCACCATCTTGTCTAGCAGGCGCCGATAGGCACCGTCCTCTGGGTCATTTAGATTCGCCGCCGCCACGTCGCAGCCGAATACGCGCCCGACACCCGCCGCCACCCATTTGTGGATGTCGCCCGCCTTGCCCATCGCGAGGTCGCAGAGTGCCGCCCCCGGCCGCAGCGTTGGCCGCAACAGCATCCGCCGCTTAATCCAGTTGTTGTGGAAGTTCCGCAGACACTCCACCTTCATCATATCACGACGCGGGGCACGCCGGCTGTAATAGGTGGTGGGCGCGACCATTGCCGCCGGCGCAACACACTGCTCCACGCGCCCCGTGCGCACTGCCTCCTCGGTTACCGGATTATGTAGAGAGTTCCAGATATCCGCCGCCACCCAGTCCGCATTCATCGTGCCCCGCCGCACACCCGCCTGCCAGCGCTCCGTCTTATCGTGTCGCACCCGCACCGGCTCCCAGCGCCACCCCGGCGCACGCTCCGGCCGATAGGCCATCTCTACAATCATATCGCTGTCAATCAGGTCGCCCGTACGTGTCGTGCGAATCGCATTCGAGTCAGTGTCCAGCGCCACTGCAGCCGGTGCGGCGCCCGCGGGATCGCCGGCACCCTCTCCAATCGCGACATAGCAGACTGATGCCATCGGGTCGCGTGGATCAGTGGGCCGGAATTCCACTGCGCGCCACTCACCGTCTTCAACCGAGCGCGGCAGAGGCGCAGCGGGGTCTAGCACAGTGCTCCGTGGGTCGGAGAAGGCCGCATCCCGCGCCGAGCCGACAAACAGCCGCAGTGTCTTGTAGCGCACCGTCTGACCGGCATCCTCGCGATATTTGAGACCAACCGCGTCGGCCCCGACCGGTGTCCCGTCGCGCCCCCGCTCCTTGTCTACCACCACCAGGAAGTCAATCGTGTTTTCGTGTGCCGGCTTCCACTTGAGCTGGGCGTGCCATGTGCCGCTCCCCCGCGGCAGCGGTGCGGCATTTGGTGTGAAGATGAGACCATCTACGGCATACGGCAACGATTTCGCATCCTCTAGCACCGCCGCAGCTGCATCGCGGAATAGACCCATCCCGGCAGCCGTGCGGAATGTCTTCATACCGACCTGGAGATCCGCCGCCGGCGGCACACCACGCACTGTCTGCGTCGCACCCGCGAGCTCACCAACCACCGCCGACATACGTGCCTGGCGCGTCTCTGCAGCAGCCGCCGAGCCGAGCATGGCACCGGCCACCATGAACGGCAGCTCCGCAACGGTGGTGTCGCCACCTGGGCCCGCTAGAATGTCAAAGGCAAAGAAGTGGCTGACTGGCGCACCGGTGCGCGTGCGGCGAATCCACTCACCATCTAGCACCAGTCCAGCGAGCTTCGTATCGGTCTGTCGTCCCGTCGCATACACGCGTCCGCCCATATCCACAAGGAACAGCTTGCCGTTCTCGGCCACGTAGAGCAGCGCCCGTAGTCCGTCGGCCTTATCGGTGACGTTGTAGCCACCGGGCGTCGCAAGCAGATTCGGCACACCCGGCTCTGCGACCTCCGCCATGTGCGTCCGCTTGAGAGTGGCCGGTTGCGGTGCCGGATAGCGGAAGCTCTGTGCAACGAAGGCGCCGTTGCGGGCCCCTCCCCGCCGATTGTTGCTGGCCTGGCTCCCGCTCCCGAAAATCCGCCCCAACGAGCCAAGCACCGAACCCGCACCCGCCGAGCTGACGAGCACGAACGACCGCTGTCGCCCCTGAAGGAGCCAACTCAGACCCCGCACAACCAGCCGGGCCGCGTCCGCCGCTGATGTTCGCCCCCGATCTGCCGTCACCTCTGCCTCTGCCTCATATCGCGCCGGTGCCACGGTCATCCGTGCCTCCTGATATGTCCGCCCCCGGCCCTCGCGCACCACCGACACATCAAATCGCAGCCCCAGCCCACCGGGTGCGACGAACTCGAACCGCTGAATCTGTCGATAGAGCTTCGCCAACTTATCCCATCCCGCTAGCGCCTCCTTGATACGCGCATCGTCGGCGGCCAACGGCAGCTCCCGCTTCAGCTTCGCCCGCGCAGAGTACGTGGTGAAATCCACCGGTGGCGCGTCGCCCACCGACTCCTTTAGCATCGCGGTAAACGGTTTGTCGGCCATCCGATTATCGCGACAGTAGGCCTGAATCACTCCCGCCCCCTCCAGCGTGAAGCGAATGTCATTGCTCAAACAGACATTCAGCTTGAGAGTCTGCTGTGCCTCGCGCATCCCGAGACTCCGCAGATACTGAATCACATCCTGCCACGCTGTCAGGTCCAGCCCAGTCAACATTGCCTCCATCTCGGCGCCGGGGGTGGTCTTCCACACCTCAGCAAGACGGCCGAGTCCGTCATTCTCTGCGCGGCGAAGTTCCATTGTGTGCTATCCTTACTCAGGGCAGCGGTTGGGTACGCTGTGCTGGGCAGGGGTCAAATTTAGGCGCTGGCAATCAAACATCCGACCCGACCGAGTCCTCCGTCAGCATCCCGAGGCTCACCGGTGTGCCGGCCAGCTCTCGAACAAAAAGCTCCCACTGGAGGCGCTGCCAGAGAGCTGCCCGGCTCTTCTTTACGGTTACGACAGCACCAATTCCAGAAAGCATGTCTGTAATCTGGCCCACCGTCAGCGCTCCTGCCGACGCCGCACAGGCAGGTGGCATCCAGCGTGCCTTGCTCCCCTCCAGCAAAGCAGGCCACGCGGTAGCATCATCCAGGCGGAAACCACTGGGTCCCACCAGCATCCGGGCTGAATCGCACGCCAGCTGGACGATGCCTGCGTCGGCACCAACACCTGACGCAGGAATCACCGTTGTTGTCTCTGCCCCCGACCACCAGAGCGCCACACGTACCCCGCGCACGAGTCCCACGTAGTCCACGAGCTGAGCCGTCCGCTTCGTCGTGCGCACCGCATCCCAAAATCCACCTGCCGGATCTGCCCCCGCCGCTCGCCCACGCAGGTCCTCTTCCAGATGCTTTCGCACCCAGCCCCGCCGACGACCGTTGTGGGCCCGCCAGGCGCTCTCCACGAGCCCGATTAGCGCGCCGGCCTCCTCAGACTCCATTGCACGCCGCACCCCCGCCGCCGCGCTCCGATACATCGGTTCACGTACCCACAGAACGAGCGACACAACATCAGCTACTGTCTGTGTAGTGTCCTCGGTCCAGCCCGGCAGGGGGCTGCTGCCGCCGCTGTCGCTACCCAGAGCGGCCAGAGATCCCGAAGCGCTGTTGAGATTCAGAGGCCGCGCCCCGCGTCCCGGATTCGCGGCGATAGCCGCCGACAGCTCCTCCCATGATACTGACGCAGCGACGGCACCCGTGCGGCTCATCGATCCTTAACAGTCTAAAGTTCCCATAACTTTAGGCGGATTTTTGCGATGATATTAGTTGGCGGCGAAGCAGCCTTATAAAAGTCTGGAAACGTCGCCTTATTTATCTTGTGGAACCCCCACGGTAGCGCAAACATAAGCAGAGCCATGCTAGGAATGCCAACTGTTCCAAAGAAGCGCGTTTTCACTAGCACATCTTTTAGCAGCTCCTTCTTTGTAAATCCAACTAGTCCAGTTTCCCTATGGAAATAGAGGGGACCACTGGGTAGTGTAAGCTGCTTGAGCTGGAGTGGAAAACTCATCGGAAATCGGTTATGCTCTGCTACCGGAATCACCGCTGCCAGGTCGGCCTCCTTGGAAATGTATGATACAGTTTGTGGGATTGAACCTAGCTGTGATGACTGGCCAAACCAGTAGTTCCAATATAGTTTTCCACAGTTGCTGCGGAATGTTGAGTAGACACGATTCCATTCGTAAGAATTACCGCCTCCAAATGGCACCATCGCGTGCGGTGTTCCCACATAAGTTGGTGCTCTATACACTGAATAATTCACCAACAGTTCCTGTGCTGTGGTAAGTCCATCAACACTGAATATTTCTGCGGCGATGCGGCTCTTGTTGAGCCGTATGTGGGCTGTTACCGCCGCAATAGGGTAGAACCAGCTACCCAAGAGATACCACTCAAATGCGGTCAAATTAGAAGAGCCGCTCATTATTGGTCTTACCCAGGTGCTTCATACTAGCCGCTAGGGCGCGTCAAGTTTGCGCCATCGCGGCATCACGCTTCGCCAGCTCAGCCGAGTTCTTCAGGACAAACTCCCGAAAGCGCAGCAGCTCCTCAAACACCGGCTGGGGCAGCTTGTCAACGCTGAAATATATACCGTTGCGATTCGTGGAGAGTGCAACTCCGTGTTTGCGCAGAATTCTCCCGACCTCCAGATGCTCCGAATGCGACATTGACTTGATTGTCTCGTTATAAGCGGCACGGCGCGCATACTCGGCAGGGTCCATCGTCAAACTCTCTTAAGAGCCTCGGAGGTTCGCCAGTCGGCCGTTAAACGCCTGTCTGTCTAGACAAGCACCGGCTCCGCAAGCGTTCTATCTTCGCGCACAACAAACACGATAGGAATCAAGCCCCGATTGCGTGTGGCGAGGCGGATAATTATGGTCGCAGGCAGCCGGGACACCTCGTGCGCCGTGTGGGTCGCAGCGCACGTCATTCGCAGACAGTCCAGACGATGCTCTTCAGCGGCTATTGCCGCCACCAGCTCAATCCGGAAACAGTCACCATCGGGAAGCTCCAGGAGAGTTCCAACCGCAAAATGGGTGGCTCCAGCTGACTGGAAGCTGAACACTTTGCGCTGCGCCCCCGCCTCTACGAATCGCCGACTCACGAGGGTGAGCCACGGCACGTGCGCATTCAGGATTCTGTTAGTAGTTAGAAAATCCTGAATGAACAGATCAAGCTGATTGCTGCTGCCACTCATCTGTCAGGGCCGCGCACTCTAGGCGGTGCTCGCGTCCGCGGTCGCTTCAGGGATCGGCGACAATGGACCTCCTCCCCCTCCATCTCCCTTTCTCTCCTCTTCTGCAGTTGCCGTCACAGCCTCCCCACCCTCCGTAGCCGGCACATCGGGCTGCAGACGCTTCCGCCGCCCCGCGTCCTTAATCTCCGCTCCGCTGGCACCCTCATATGTGCCCACTGCCTGGATAAAGGCGTCGTTCTTCTGGAAGCGCGACCGGAGGAGCCGCACTCGCACCACCGTTCCCACAATCAGGTCATCGAACTCCGCGTTGCCGATGTGGAGGTCCCGTGGCAACAGAATACGAATTGCCTCTGAGACACGCCCCTGGTCCACAAGGAGTGCGTAGGCGCCGAGCTTGTTGGTCTTGAGAATCTGCGCATCAATCGTCTGACCGGTCTCCGGCAGGAAACATAGAACGCGCACCTTGACGTGATACAGGAAGTCCCCCGTGAATCGACAATGTTCGGCTTGGCCCATGGATCGGGCAAGAATCTCCGTGCTGCCGCCACGGACCCAGCCGTGCGCGCAGCAGCGCTCCTCCAGGTCCGCGCGAATCTTCTTCAGGAGGAACCCATCCATGTCGGCCGCAGCCTCGCGGAGCTCGGTGGGGGCCAGCGCCACACGCTGGTCTAGAAATGTGGGTCGGAATACGCTCATCTTGACTGCTGGCTGCGTCGGGGCTGCCATCACTACCGGGGGTCACTTTTTTGGTTTATTACTGGGGCTCTAAATAGGGGAATGGCAGCGGGAATAGCGCAGCAAATAACAGAATCCTTCCGTCCCTATCAACAGTCACTAGGGGCGGCTCTACCCGCCACGCGATACCGTCTCACGTTTGAAATCGGCGGCGCCCGCTTCTCAAGCGTATTTTCGGTGGATGGAGACGACGGCATCACCAACGGCTGTATCTCATTCATTCCCGACGACTGCTCCGTCAAGATTGAATCTTACATCAGCACAAACAGCGCGACGAAACGCTGTTTTGAGCCGCCGCTTAGCAAGGAGACCGTTCCCGCCGGCACCACACAAACCGACATCCTACAGGTGCTGTCATCCAAACTGAAGTTTGCCGCGTGTCCCGATGTTTTGACGCTGGAGATTGACGATATTGCGTTCAAGCCGGGCCACCGTGCGCATCTGTCTGCATGGCGTCTGATGCGCGGGGAGCCGGGAATCTACGAAAAATACGGGTACCGGTCGCCACTTTTTGAAGAGGCCCGTGCGCGGGCGCAGCGCACCACTTTCCGTGAAATAGAGGGAACGGTCGCTGCCGCCGTAGCTATCCGCCACTATCCGCATGTTTTTACGGCACCGACTGCCTCTGAACAGACAATAGCATTCCTGATGCAGCAGATACCATACGAAGACTTGGCTAAATCAATGACGGAGTTTACACGGCCGGGCGGTTATGGTCGCGAATTAAAATCACTAGAAGACCTATTGTTTGAAGCTCTTATGGATGGAAAATCCTATTACTATAATTCAACACTCACTCTTGTTCGCAGCTCCGACGCCTGGCGTCATTGGGATTCGGAGCTAAAATTTCTAGAGTGGGTCCCCGTCGTGTCTGGAGGAGGCCGGCGTAGCCGCCGCACTCACGCCCGTCGTCGTATTCACGCCCGTCCCTTGAGACCCGCCCGCGCCGCCGTCACTGCGTCCAGGAACCACCGCCGCTCCTCTACACGCACCGTGTCCAGAAGGCGTGTCAAGAACTCCATATAGATACACAATGGCTGATGAGTTATGTCGCGCATGTGCGCAATCTCCAGGTCGCGCATCCGTATCGGCGCACCCGCAGCGTCCCAAGAAGCGTCGTCATCCGGCAACATCAGTGCGCCGAGCCCTCCGCCTGCCGCCCGTCCCGCCTCATGAAGCAGCCGAATCCGTGGATGATGCTCACCCAGATTCGATGTATTCCCGCACTCGGCGCCCACGGTGCTCCGCTTTTTCTCCTTTGTCGTGTCCAGCGTCTTGAACACCAGTGCCCCCTTTTTGCCGGCCATGAAGCCGACTAGCGTGCCCGTATCGGCCGGAATCCGCACCGGCGTGTCGCCGAGCGCCTTGTCTATGGCGCCCTCGTAGCTGCTGAGACACTTGCCGAAACTCTCTGCACCCTTCATTCGGCACCATATCTCTACGGCCAGCGTGGCCGGGTTGTAGATGCGATATGCCAACACACGGTCCGAACGGAATATCTGCCGGTCCAGCGTCGCAACGAGCCCACCGACCGGCCCGCTTTCTGCCGCTGACTGCGCCGCCGCGAATTCGTAAAGCGCGCGCAGGTCGGTGTAGTTGAATGCGCGGTCCAGATACCACCGTAGCGCAGCATCGGTCGTCGCGGGGAGCGCACCGAATCGCGCCATTAGCCAGCGCCAGATAGGATGAATACCGGCAGGGAGTGGGCCACCGCTCACCACAAAGTTATACCAGGCGGCCCAGCGCTCTAGGGCTGCGGTCGGCGTCGGCGCAGCAGCATCGGATTCTGTTATCTCGCCTGCGCCCGCTGCTGCTGCTGGAGCTAACACGGGTGCCGCCGCCGCAGCGGCAATAACCTTCTTTACGCCACCGGCCTCTCGTCGCTCCTCCGCACCAAACACCGACGTTGCCGGCACCATGAAACGACGCCGCAGCTGGAAGGCCCGTGCGTAGCGCAGCGCCAGGGGCGTATCAGGGTCGCGCACCGCCGCCGGCTGGAACACCAGCCATCCCGCCTTTTTGATGATGAACCCCTCTGTTCCATCGGACCGCGTCAGCCGGAACCGCCGACCGTCCAGCAGCTCCATCAGCGCCTCAGAGGCCACTTCCCACGGCAGATCCGAAAAGAGCTCCTGTACGAGCGATTCAGGGACCATCACCTGGTCTGCAAACAATCGTCGCACCGCCTCTTGTTTCATGAGAATTAGACGCCGCGCATCGTTGATGCCAAAAGTGCTCATATCCAGCTCCAGCCCCTCCTCCACAGTGCGTGCTACTGAAACGGCGCATTCATATCGGCAGCGCTGATAGTCACATGTGCTGGTATAGTCCTGGTCATCTATTGAATACTCATCTAAAGGCCGTCGTTGCGCATCCAGCTGCCGGCGCTTGGGAAGTCCCATGAATGACAGTGCCTCAATCTCCAACGCGCAGTCCCAGGCATGCTGCTTCAAGAGACGTTGAACGCGACCGACCCGCTGGGCTTTGGCAATCGCAATGCGATAGGCGTAGAGGTCGGCAGATTCAAACGTTCCACTAGTTGTGTCTGCACCACCCCGCACCGCATGTAGATAGATGAGTGTGTTGTTGAGAGCCAACGGCGGCAGCCCCCTGCGACGTTCCACCGCCCGCAGCGCCGAGTGCGAGCAGTAGCGAATACCACGGCCGATAATCTGGTCAGTGCGATTCAGATGATACCACGGATCCAGCACGTGAATCTCCCGCACGCACTTCAGGTCCAGACCCTCCGACGCCACCTGCGAGCCGATTACCACCTTCACCCAGCCACCCTCTGCGCCCCATTCGGCGTCGCCCGGCCACGTGGCCGCTGTCTGGACGAGTCCCGGGAAGTTCGGAGACAGCTTATCATCGGATGTCAGCAGCACGTAACAGGCAGGGCGGAAGGGGTGGTCGGCTGCGTCGCCACCGTGAGCCTCCCCACAGAGCGCACAGACCGGCGCCACCGGCGGCACCCCCGTCAGCAACGGCACGATGCGTCCATCTGCCAGACGCCGCTGAAATCCCGCCCGCTCCAGCGCCACCGCCATCGGCAGCGCCCCCGACTTGATGGAACGGCTGTAGACAAAGCAGATGCCATCCGCCCGCCGTACGGACTCTACCACCCGGTGAATCTTCGGCGCATGGAGCCGCAGCGCCTCACCGCGGAACACCGTGTCTACGTCAAACGGCCCCTCCGGCTGCGCCCGCGGCACAAATACGCGCACCCGTCGTTTTCCACTCACAAGATCTTGACCGGTCATGTAGTTGTCCCAGCCCAGCGTGCCGTACAGCATATTTGGATAGCTCATATTCGCCATCTGCATACGGAGCTCCAACATTGTATCGCGCTCTTTTCCAATCATAGCGGCTTCCTCCGACTCTGCCTCCTCCGTTTCTGCCTCAGAATCCGAATTCAACGAGACAGGCGCCTCTGTCGGTCGTGTCCGCACCGTGGCCCCCCGCAGCAATCGGTCCACCGGCGACCCTGCCACCGGCTCTGTTATCACTAGCGGCAGAGCCCGCAGCGCATCCGCTACTCCATCTAGCTCTACCGGCTTTCGTGTCGCAGATATTGCGGGCCACTCGGCAATCGGGTCTGCCACCGCTGCTTCTGGTCGCATTCGCAGTGGGAAGGTCCACGGATTCTCACCGCGCATGTAGCTCACAAAAGACCGCGCTGCACGCTCAAGCAGCGGTAGATACTTGGAACCCTCTATTAGTGCGCCATTCCGGTCAAACAGCTTGCTAGCATCCAGATTACGCGTAGTTGTCTTGGTGTAGTTCATTAGCAGATAGTTCAGTAGCAGCACAATCTCCGGGGCAGCATTGTACATCGGCGTGGCGGTCATGAGCACCAGTCGCAGCCCCTCCGCATTTAGCACAATCCGCTGGAGATATGGATTGAGCGCCTTTCCCGCTTTGTTCTCCGCTGCCTCCGCTGCTCCTCCCGCCGCCTCACCGTCGCCGGCCACCTCATCACTCTCCTCTCCATCGGCCTCTGCCGCCGCTGTATCGCGCAGATTGTGTGCCTCATCCACAATTATCAGATGGTCCGAGAATAACGTCCGCAGCACATCATTCTCGGCCACCCGCCGCGCGGCCGGTGTCAGACCCGTACCCGGAATCCGCTTTGCCAGAGTCCTCTCCAACCAATTCGCAAACGCCTGATAGCCGGTCACGGTATATCGCGACCGGATATCCTTCTCCACACGATACTGTACCACGCGCAGGTCCCGCTCATCTGTCAGTCCGAGCCGCTCCAGATAGGAGACCCCCGTACACTGCCGCGCCGTCCAGGAGCCCGCCTCCTCATCCCACACTAGTTTTCCGGCATCAAACACCGTGCGCTTGAAGTTGTCCTGGAGCGCCTGCGGCACGAGCACAATCACCTTGGAGGTCGGGGCCGCCTCCAGAAACTGCTCCGCAATCGTCACGGCCGAGCAGGTCTTGCCGACACCGACGCCGTGATACAGGAGCATACCGTTGTACGGGGTCGCCGGGTTCAGGAATCGCGACACGATGCGCTGGACCGGTGTCAGCTCAAACACTCGCTCAGCCGTGGTGCTGGTACACGGATCCACAGTACCTTCGGCCACCCCCGCCGCGACGGCCCGTGCCTCATAGAACTCCCGCTTGCTGAAGAGACGAGCGGCGAACTGCGGGTCGGCCACATTGGGATACAAACCAGCCTCCACCTCACGCGCACGCATCTCGGCGGATGGCCACGTGGCGGCTTCTCCCTCTGCAGCGGTGCGCCCCACGAGCGTTGTTAAAATCCGGTCGCGAACAACGGGGTCCTCTTCAGTAGCCCATGCTTCAGAAATAAGGCGTGGAGTGGTCATTCCGCGATAAATCGACATGAAGTCGGGTGCGACTGCTCTTTTCTTTTCAGTTGCTGCTGGTGTCTCCAACACCGGTGCTGCCATTTCTCCCCCTGACACGGCTGGGTGTTTTATGTAGTGTTTGGCGCAGCCCCAATCTCTACTTAGAATGGATGTCGATTGCGGCCGCCGCTGCCAACACCCGCTGTTTCTCAACATTATACGGCCGAATTAGCGCCATCGCCTCCTCTAATAGACACCAGCGTACGGCCCCCACCTCCCTCTGCTGATCTAGGTTCGTCGGATCAATTCCAACCTCTGTATCTGCGGCTGCCTCTGCAATCCAGTAGCGATGCCGATAGACCACACCGTTGCTCCCACGAAACTGCTCCGTTAACGGCTCACCCGGCAGCACCCGCAGTGCCTCCGCTGCTACGCCTGCCTCTTCCCAGGTTTCACGCAGCGCACACGCCAGCTCTGTTTCCATAGAAGACCGGCGACCTTTTGGAAACCCCCATTCTGCTTCTATCCAGGCAGTAGAAGAGCGGCTACAAAGAGCCGATAGCACTCCGCGCCCCCGCAGCACCTCGAATTTTGCCCGTGCCTGCTCATATTCGGTATGATAGCGTCGCGATGCCGGCCCGTTCCATAGTTCTCGCCATAGCTCCGAGAAATCACCCGTTAGCAGTCGCCGCCGCTCATCTATGGTTGTCTGGTCAATCAGTGCTTGAATACCAGCCTCATCTCGCAGCTCATATTTGCCCCTCATAATTTCAATAAATCCCAACGTATCCCGCCGGCGAATCAATAGCCACTGTATGCGCTCATTGCTCTTTCGCCGAAACGCAATAATTCCCAGTGAAGTGATTGGCTCGGCGCATTCCCGAAAGAAGTGTCCACTACGCCCACAGTTGCTACAGGTTGTGCTAGCCATCTGAACCCAAACCCCTTATAAAGCACCCCGAGTTTGGCTTTAGCTCTGCGGCTATCTGCGTCATAATTAGAGCGCCACGTCCGATGCATCTACCGCCCGAAGTATGGGGGCCGATATTCTGGGCAACTCTCCATATAGTTTCGCTGGCCTATCCGGACAGTCCCACATACGCCGAAAAACGCGCCGCAAAGGAGTTTTTCGGAGCACTAACGCAGCTGCTGCCCTGCCCCGTCTGTAGAAACCACTTCCGTGAGATTTTCCAGGCGATGCCTGTGGATTCCTGGCTGGACAATCGCACGTCGCTCACCGAGTGGGTCTGGAGTCTCCATAATCAGGTGAACCGTCGCCTCGGCAAGCGCGAGATCTCTATGACAGAGTTTCACGCAGCCTACAGCGCAATGGCGGAGCGCGGTCTGCCAATTCCACCCGCCGCACCGACCGCGGAGATTTCTGATGCTGCTATCACCGCCGCGACTATTCGTGGAGCCGCCGCTGCTACCGGTGCTATCGCTGCCGCCGCGGTTATTGGAAGTCTTCTGTGGGCGTCGTATCGATAACGGACTGCGACTGAGGCTGCGGCTGCATCTCCCGTCGTGAAATAACCGGCCAGTGCCAGCATGTGCCAACAATAATCTCCAGAAGCACCGGCAAGTGCGTCTGTAGTGTACTGACTCCAATAAGAATCTGTGGATGGGCCGGAATTATCAGCTGTACGGATTGAAACGGATCCTCATCGATACTCAGCATCCAGAAAACGCGGAGCAGATAGTGTACCAGCTTCTGATAGGTCATCATTGTTGTGTCCCGCATTACACCATCCTCTGTCTGCTCCACGTAGGTGACTCGCAGGTTATTCTCACCGAGCTTATGAATCTTCAATATATCGTCAAACTGCGGATTGGCCTCTGCTCTGTCGTTTGAGCGGCGGCGAATGAACCGAATATCTATGGGATGATGACCAGGCATCGCGACTGGACTTGACTTATCTGGCAGAACTAATCTGTGCCTTAGGCAGGGAGTCGCGATGCCACTGCCGCGCGAAGTAGAGATAGAAGCAAGGGAATCCGATGCGGAGTTTGCGAAAAATGAGGGCAAATTCTTTGATGCGAAGGACTTCCGAATTTTTAATGAGGATGTGGATATCTACGGCATCAGCCATCCCGACGATATTGCTGCCGGTGCGCCCCGTCGCAAGCTGATTGCAAAGTTCCGCAAGGCGGTGTTCAGCCCCGACACAGTTCAGATCGGCTGGGATGCTTTCCGCCTATTGGCGATTCCTAGTCGCAACCGCGGTGCCGCTGCAGGCCCGATTGACCTCAAGGGAACCTACTGGTCCCGCCGCAAGCCCGTGGAGACTACCGGTTGGTCCACACGCTATATGCAGGATGGAAAAATCTCCAAGATGCGCGTCAACAACGTAGTGGCGTCCGGTGTCATCGGCTACTACGAGCGCACACCGTTCCTCGGACAGCCCTGTCGGATGACCGGCTACACCCGCCGCGGCCTTAAGCATTTCCTTCACGGAGTGCCGTTCATAGAGGCAATTGACACCGAATTCAAGCGTCTCGTGCCCGATGCCTGGCGTCTCCAGCACGCCGCCGTGGCCAAGAAACCGATGTACCAGATTGCGGACACCGCCTTCAGCACGCTGACCGTCAATATGAACTTCCGCACGGCTCTCCACAAGGATGCCGGCGACTACAGCAAGGGATTCGGAAATCTGACAGTAATAGAGTGGGGGCAGTATCACGGTGGCGAGACGCTGTTCCCGCGTTATGGCATCGGCTTCAATCTGCGCACCGGCGATTTTGTGGCGATGGATGTACACGAGTGGCACTGTAATGCGCCAATTGTAGAGACTGCCGCCGACCGAGCACACAACGAGAGTCTACCCGATATCCGCACCCGCGACCCGACCACCGGTGTCGTTGGCAGCCAGGAGCGCTACCAGCGCATCTCATTTGTCTGCTACTTCCGCGAGAAGCTGGG